GCCCACTGCGCGAACCACGGATTGGCCCGTGCCCAAGCGGAGAAGCTCTCTAGATAGCCGGTCAACTGTTCCAACAGGGGCAATAGTCCAGAACGGAATGCCTGCCCCAGACGAATCATTGCTGCATCCCAACGCCTCTGAAGCTGCTGTAGAGCGAAGTTGGGGGACTGCACAAACTGCTCCCACATGCCGCTGAAGCGAGCCGCAGCCCCCTCGATGGTGAAGGGCAGGCCCGTCAACTGCTCATACATAGTACGGAAGTTCTGCACCTCTGCATCATTCACGCCCATGATGGCCTTCTGATAGGCGCGGAGAATGTTAACCCCGTACTTGCGGGCCTCGATCTGTTCCTTCACCAGAGTCACCAGGGTGGGAAGTTCATTAGCCGTGGAGAGGGCGGCAAGGGTCTCATTGCGCTGTTGTTCAGTCAAGTTTTCCGTCTTCTCGGCCAACAAGTCCACATAGTTGGCCATGCCGACGAACTGCCCTTGAGGGAAGACCATCGTGCGCCAGGCGTCGCCCATGTCCTCCGTTAGCCCCAGGGTGACGTTCATCACCTTGTTGTAGTCATCGCTGGGCTTGAGCATCTGGAGGAACATCTGTCTGATAGCGCGGCCCACCATCGTCCCCTTGAGGTTGGCGTTGGAGAGTAGACCGATGGCTGCCGCCGTCTCGGTGAAGGTGACGCCCATACTGTCGGCCAAGGGCCCCACCATCCTGAAGGCAGACCCCATATCCGAGACGTTAGCGAAGGTGTTGGCCGCCACGAAGTTCAAGACCTCGGAGATCATGGATACGTCCTTGAGGCCCAGGGCGTACTCGTGCATGATGCCACCCACGGTGTCCGTGGTCTGGGCCAGGGAGACGTTGTTCATCGCGGCGAGCTTCTGAATGTCTACGGTCTGCTCCAAGAGTTTATTCAGGTCGCCCTGATTCTGGATGACCGCGCCCGTTCCAGCGGCCCAGATACGCAGTCCCTCGGCTAACTCCCCCGGCTTGAAGCGGGCCAAGTCCACACTGGTCTTCAGTACCGCATCGGACAAGGAATCGAACAATTCCTTGGGCATCTCCATTGCCATCTGCGCCCGGGTGATGGCATCGGCATACTCCCCGTAGGCTTCTACCGCCTCGCGGATGTTCTGGATTTGCCCTGCACTGAAGCGAGTGAGGGCTCGCCCTGCGGACTCCAGGCCATAGGCCGCACGACGCAGGCCCCAGATATTCACCGTGGCCTCATTCACGCCCTCGGTGAAGGATTGGAGCAGGGTCCTTTGCTGCTGTAACCCCCCGCCGCCTCTGCCCCCTGTAAAAGTTTGGGCCATCCGCGCCTGTGCTTGGGCAATCTGGGTCTGGATCGTGGGCATTCCCATGCCAGGGAGTCCCGGCTGAGCAACAACCCCACCCGCTATCGGCGTCCCTGGCAGCATCGGCTGTGTATATTGCGCAACCTTGGCAACTTGCTGGAGAGATTGCTGCATAACCCCAGCCGAGGTCTTGACTTGCCCCGCCGACTGTGCGGCGGAAGTGGCCATCTGTTGGAAAAATCCCTTGACCCCTGCGGCAGCTACCTGCACAGCCTGGACGACCTGCTGTGCGGGGGCTTGCTGCTGGGTGGCCGCCTGCTGCATGGAGGCGTTCAGGCTCATATATGCCTGACCCATCTGCGCCAAGGAGTTGATGCCCTGCTGTACGTATTGACCCCAGTTGCCCGTGGCCTTCTGTGCCGCATCAACGGCCTTCTGGTAGGCATCGAGGGTGGTGATGTGCCCCTTCAGGGCAACATCGAGGTCCGTCACGCCTTGGACGGCCTGCTTCATCCCCGCGCCGATAGGCTCCTCGCCCTGAAGCTCCTTGGCTATCATGGCGCGGAGGGTCTTGGCCTGCGCGATGGCCTGCGCACCATTGATCTCCAAGTCAAAGACGTAGTGGGTGGTGTAATCAGGCACTAGGGCCTCCCATCAGCTCGGCCAAGCGAACTAAAGAATCCTCGATCTCCTTGCACATCCCTTCCGCTTCCCCCCCTAGAGGGACCATAGGCCGATCCACCATCAGGGCCTCGAAACGCTCATCATAGATCACCCAGCGATAAAGGCCATATCCCGGTTGCCTGCGAGTCTCGATCTCATTTCCGGTCTCGATGCTTTTTTGCCCCAAGCCCTCATTCAGGCTCCAGGTGTCATAGGAAACGGAGCGGGGACCCTCAAAGGTCCAGTCAGTTAGCGAGCGGCGCAGATAACCGAAACGCTCCAAGATGGGATGCGCCCCCAAACTGGGGCCTAGAAGCTGAGCTCGCTCGCGGATGGTGCTCTGGGCAAGGTCGGGCCAACCAGGTCCCTCCTCTGCGAACTTCTGGTCGATGGTGCGAATCCAAACCGTTTGGGCCTCAACGGATGCAGGCTCGATAAACCTCTCGGCGAATTGCTCCAAGTGGTCAAAGACCCGCCCGAGGTTTTGTATACTCTCTGCCCTTGCCCGCAGTGCGAACTCAACCATCAATCCCCTTTTGCCGCACGGTCAAGACCCGGCCTCAGCATCTCCGTGACAACCTTCTTGGCCCGCATCAGGATCATCAAGTCATGCCAGAGGGACTCCGGTTGGTCCAGAATCCCCCCCCCGCAGGGGAGCCATTGCCAGGTATCTCCCTGCGTGTTCTCCAACATCTTGAACACGTACCAAGCAAGTTCAGGATCATATAAGTCTGCCAGAGTTTCCTCTGGCTCCTCTTCGGCTGACTCATCATCTTTAGTGAGCCAGGCGGCCATCTGATCTAGGAGCTTGTCTCGCCGCTTGGCTCGCTCTCTTCCCCCGCCTTCTCTACCGTCTCTCCCTCTTTAACCTCTGGTGGGGGAGTCGGCACAAGCTGCGGGTTCACTGATATGATGGTCATGTACCAAATGTTCAAGAGAGCCTCGGGCAGTTCCAAGAACTCCTGAAGGCTCAGCCCCTTCTGGACCTTACCCTTCTCCTTATCGTTGCTCTTGATGTCCACGGTAAGGGTTTGGGCAGCGATATAAAGCTGCTTGAGCCAGGTGACGATCCACGGCCTCTCGGCGATCTCCGGCGTCAGATACTTGACCATCTCGCTGCCCTGAATCTTCTGTTCCAAGGCCGCCCGTTGCAGGCCATCCAACACCGTGGCCTGCTTGACAATGACCGTCAGATCGTAGTCACCGTCCTTATAGTCGAACGTTGCTTTCTTGCTCATCCTGGTCCCCTTTTAGATGTGCTTCCAAATCGCTCTGCGGATAATGGACTTGATATTTGAGAGAGAAATACAGAACTTAGTCGCCAATTCTCTGCGAGTCATCTGCCCTTGAGCCGCAAGAGCACGTATCTCTAGCACTTGAACCTCAGTGAGCTTATGGGCTGAGGCATTCTCGCCTTTGCGATCCGGCATCCTTCCTCTGGTGTAGGCATCGCGCATGTTGTCGCTGGCAGTGCCCAAGTAAAGATGGTCTGGGTTGACACACTTCCTGTTGTCGCATTTGTGCAGGACCATCATCCCCTCCGGAATCGGGCCATTGTGGATGAGCCAAGAGACGTGATGAGCCGTCATTATCCCTCTTTTGTGCCCGATTTGTCCATATCCATTCGGCCCAACATAGCCCTGCCATTCCCAACACTCACTGTCAGTCCTTCTCAAGACCATCTGCCAGAATCTCTTCACTAAACTTGCGGAAGGGAGCTCTCTCGCTTTGCGGAAGTCTCTCCGTTCTCGCGCCCTCTTTTCAAGCTCCCGGATATGGTGCTTGTAATACCAAGCACGTTTTTGCACTTTCAGGACTTCGTGTCGCCCTGGCTCTTTGGCAAGGGCAGATTTGCAGACCTTGCAGAGACCTTGATAGCCATAACGTGTTGATTTGTAGTACTCCGAAATAGGCTTCCAAACCTTGCAATGTCCGCAAACCTTGCCCTCGATGCCATCCTGGAAACTGTGCTTTGACATGATACCCTCCTTTGGGAAGATACCCTATCTTAGCACAGTTTCCTCGGCTTGTCAATCTTCTAGTCCTCAAACTCATACTGAACGCACAGGCGGGCCCCACTTGCGGGCGGAGCGAGGAAGGTAATCAGCCCAGCGGCGTTGATAGACCAATTACCAGCACTAGGCGTCAGCACCCCGTTCACCGTCACCACCACAGGGCTCGTGCCCGTATTGTACTTGATGAGCCCCGTGCTCTTGGAGCACTGGAACGCCGTCTCCGAGTTGTCTCCCTCGAACACGTCCATCCAGAACTTGTACCTGGTATGGACGATGATGAAGGGGGCCTCGGTGCACCCGTGCACCCCCTCGGTCATCGTGCGGCCCAGATGGTCCACCGAGGAGTTGTTGCCCGTGCAAGACCACACGAACTCGCCGATCTGCTGGTCCTCCATCGTAGGAGGCTTGGCAGCAAGATAGGCATTGAGGATGATGTACGTTTCCCAGTGCCTCTGGCCGTAGGTGGCCAGCGTCTTGTCCGAGTCGATGGCCTTCCTCTGCCCCCAGATTATCATCGCCTCTTCCTGCCCGACCTTATCCGTGCCGATGGCGACGGCCCGCATGTTGGGCGAGCCAAAGTCCTTCACCGAGGTGATGAGGGCGATCAGGTCGATGTCCGAGGTCTGAGTGCGGAGCTCGCCCGTCGGGGTATCCGTCGGGGACTCCTGAAAGGTGTGATACGATACGTCATCACCACGAGCCGTCACACGCACCGGCTCAGCGGGGGTAATGGTCAAAGCCCTGGCCTTCTGCGCCTGGATGCCCGCATAGGCCGTCGCTGCGGGGGTCCCCGCCGGGATCACCATCAGCCCATAGTCGGATCGGGTTCCAACACGGACGTGTCGGAGGCCAATTCCGGTAGTATTCTTTCCAGCGGTCATGTTCTAGTCTCCTTCTTCAATGTCTACTATCCCCCTGAAGGCAACGGCCTCGAAGTCCACCGCGAAGCGGGAATCATAGCGAATGCCGCTGCGCTCCAGGTAGGACAACTCTAGATAACCTCGTTTCTCTCCGTCTACGCTTGTTAAGGAGGACACGTAGCCGTCCAAATCTTTGATGATCTGGTCGCGCACCGCTCTGATGTTGCGGTAGCCCTTGTCTTGATCGTAGATGCGCACGACGACGGTTTGCAGCCGCTTGTCCACAGGGACCGGCCTGTCCCCCGCATCCTGCACATCCACGCATAGTACCAGGGTATCCGCACTCACAGCGCGGCGAGCAGCCAATTGTTCGGTGAGGACTGTTGCCTTCAAGTCCCCAGTCTCCAGTATTCCTGTCGCACCTCCTTGCACCAAAAGTCTGATAGCGGCAGCCCCAGCGCCGCTTTTCAGGAAGTCCACGACACTCGATGCCGCGTCAGTTACGATTATCGCCATGAAGCGCCTCCAACACCTGTTGTCTCCTGTTGCCGCAGCGTCGGCAAGTGAGTCTAACTACCATCTGTCCAACGCCAGTCATGGCAACGTCTACGCCCAATTCGATACTTCCACATCGCATACACCCAAAGCCCGGAACGTCCACCATCACGGGACGAATTGTGCTCTCAGTGAGCCGCATCGCCGGGATGATGCTCTCTTCCTCATTATTGTCTCTCATGGATGATACACTCCCATTTCGACTCAAAGCGGGCCGCATACGCCACGCGAAAGTGCATGGCATAGCCTTGGTCCGGGCTCACTGCCTCGATCTCGTCCTCCTGCCTGATCTCCTCCGTGTCATAGGGGGCCAGAAGTACCCAGTCCCCTCGCCCCACCAGATGTTCCCCCCCCATCTGCGAGATAAGGGCCTGCATCTCCGGGCTGAGGGACATCCCCCCAGGGATGACGGCGGCGGTGAAGGTGAAGCTCGTCTCGGTATCATCTGGGGTCCTGCCTTTGCGCCTCAAGGTGCAGTCCCAGGGGGCCCGGGCGATGATCTTGCCCACATGCACTCGTCTGGCCTTCCAGTTGATGGGCATCAGGCCACCTCCGGCCCAATCACGACCTTGAAGTTCCCCTTGGAGGGAACGGTCCTGATGGTGCTATCCGGCCAACGAATCTCCACCTCACCATCATACTCCCCCGCTTCAATGGTATTGGCTGCAACCCAAGTATACCGCACCTTGCCAGCCGTCTTAGGGGCTACTATCACGCAGGCTGCATCCACGATCTTGGATACTACATCGCCCTTCTTGCCCACATGCAAATGCACCTGAGAAGCGTCTGTCAGGTCGATGGCCGTGTCGTCCGCATTCTTCAGGTACATGGTCATAAGTTGTTTGGCATCGTTCTGTTTCACATAGAATGTAGCCATTCGTCACCTCTTCTTACCCCTGATGCGCTCAATGGCGCTCTTGGCGTCCGAGAAGGCTTCCATCTTGTGCTCATTGGGCCAGAACACCACTGTCTCCAACATCAAGGGCATATATCCAAAGTATCGCCTCTGATACTTATCCTCCGTCTTATAGGACGAGCAGGCGACCAACCAACTCGTCCCCCCGAAATTAAGCCCCAGATTCCTGGCCAACTGGTACTGGTTGTACTCCTCGTGGCCCGGATGGTGCTGGTGGGCCACCGCCACCACATCGGCAGGAAAGATCATCTGATAAAGGCGCTTGGCTCCATGCAATGCATGGATATAGCTATTATACCTCGATTTGTGCGTGGCGAGAATCGTATAGGTCTGTGGGCCTACATGGAGTCTCACCACCCCCATCCCATCCAAGTGGGGAACTCCCTGTTCCCTCCTCAATCGTTCCAACATCGAGCGGCCAATCAGCCGCTCATCGAACTCATCTCGATGGTTACTCCAGGTGGTGAAGACGAGTTTGTTCTTTTCCACCAACTCCATAATCACCGCTTCTAGCATCTTGGTCTGCAAATCTACGGGCAGGATTTGCTCCATGACCATCGAGAGGGTCTTGAAGGTGAGCACGTTATCCGTCTCATCCCCCAAGACCGCGTAATAAAGGCCATCGTTATTGAGCAGATATTCGATGTCCTCCTTCCATGTGCGGTGATCCGTGGCTCCGCTGCCCAGATGCCAGTCTGCCGAGAAGCATATCGCTATAGGCTTGTCCGTGTCAATCCGCACTTCGGGCGATATGGTCGATAGTGTGACAGGTTCTCTGAACTTGCGTAGCCCCTCTGCGGCCTTGACCAACTCCCGCCAATCTACCTTCACGACGGCGGGTTGCTCCACCTCCGGTTTCACATTAACCAAGGCGCTTATTCCTTCGTCCCCATGTTAGAAGACAACCCTTGATGCGCTGTCTTCGATGACGATGTAAAGCGGCTCTACCATCCTCGGTATCCTGAGCAAAATCCCCAACACCGTGGCCTGCCCATCACTCTCACCGCTGAGTCGCAGAATCCTGCTGAGTAGGGCCTGCACCTCAGCCTGCCCATGACTTGCCCCTGCCAAGATGAGTAACAGAGGCAACTCACCGCTCACCAGGCTGCGTCCATCAGACCGCCCCTGAAGGGCCAAGGTCATCAGGAACTTGCCAGAGACCGTGGCAATCCCTTGGCTCACCCCAGCCAAGCCCCGCTCCCTGAGCAGGGACCCTGCTACCAGGGAGAGACCATCTGATGTCCCCTCAAGCCCGCGAATCCTCCACAGGTCCCCACTGACAACACTCAGCCCATTCGAGGCTCCCGCCAGGGGCCTGAGAGCGCTCAGAGCCGCCGATACCAGGGCGACCCCATCGGCTCTCCCTATCAAGCCCCTCAATCTCCCGATGGCCCCCTGCACATTCGCCAAGCCATCCGAACGCCCTTGGAGTCCTCTCCAGATGAGCAACTGCCCCGTGACCGTGGCCGCTCCCTCTGAGAGCCCGGCCAACCCGCGAATCCTGGATATAGTTGCTAAGACCGCTGCCAGGCCATCAGACTGCCCCGCGAGGGTAAAGACCCCTGTGAGGTATCCTGCAACGGCACTTGTGCCTGCCGTAGACCCTTGCAGCCATACAAGTGATTGGAGGATAGCTGATGCGGATGACAGGCCATCGCTTTGCCCAGCCAGGGCCAACAGAGCTACTATGGCTCCCTGAACCGAACTCTGCCCATCTGAACGACCCTGCAAGGGCCTTAGAACCGGAAGTTGCCCGTTGACTGTCGCGGCCGCCGCCGAGGACCCTAGCAGGCCCCTCATCCTGGAGATCGCTGCTGCTACCGTGGCGGCCCCCGCTGAAGCTCCAACCAAACCTCTCTCGATTGTTAAAGAGCCACTGACGCTTGCAACTCCTGCGCTTTGTGCGGCGAGGCGTTGGATACCGACGACAGTGCCAAACCACTCATCGAACCAGTTATTAAACCATCCGCTCCACCAGCCGCCTTTAGTCACGGATCACCTACTTAGACTTGGACGTCGCAGAAGCTCCCTCTAAAGCCATCACGTTGTCTATGTCGTCCGTGCGAGGCGAGAAGGTCATTTCACTCAAACTCCACTTACGGCGTCAAGGTCACGGAAGTGCGGTTGTTGTCCTCATCCAAGACACCCTCAATCCGTGTTGTGTTACCATCTGCCGCCTTGAACACGGGCAACTTTTCGGCCATGCCGGATGTCTTCCCTAGCTCAGCAGCCGCTATCAGGCGGACGAGTTGTCGCATGGTCAGTGATCCCTCTACAACCTCGTCCAAGATGGCATCGATAGCGGCATCCGTCAGGGCCATCTCATCTTCAGGGGCAGCGCGACTGGATATGAGTGCATCTAGATAAGCTGCCCGCGTCGTGGTCATGGCGGTCGTATAGGCAATAACCGGCTCAATTTGTATGTCTGCCGTGGTACTTTTTGCTGCCAAGAGAAATAAATCACAGTTCGTCTCCGCTTGCGCTAAGTCAAATGCGTAAATACCTGGCAGATTGGTGGCGTCCAACTCACTTGGGTTCACGTCATCAGATGGGGCCGCCCCACTACCATCTTTGGAAACATAAGCCGTGATATTGCCCGCATCGCCAGTCTTGGGCGTGCCATTAGCTGCGTTCCAGGCGTATACGAGACACTTCTGGCCGGCAATGTTCTTGTAGATCATAGGCCATGCCCCCGAATCCGAGATCGACGCTCTGCCGGTGTCAGCACCTCAATCTCCTCCCGCCGCCTATCCATCACGTAGGTTACACTCCGTGTTCGGTATCCCGCTTTGCTCAGTGTCACCAGATAGGTGTGATTGTCATACAGATAAGTAGCCACCAATCCGGCAGCGTCCGTTGTGCCTGACAGGTTATATGTTGGATTGCCTGTCTGGTCGGCGAATGTCACCGACACCCCTGATATGGCCACTCCCGCGCTAGTCTGCACGGTCAGAAACAGGTTCGGTTTGGTCATGCCCTCAAACGCCAACCAGCGGAAATAGGGGTTGACTCGCGGGATCGGCCCGCTCGTCACCCACTCTAATGCCAACCATTTGAGATAGGGTTCTCCTGCCATGTCATGGCCCCGATGTCGTCGTTAGTCGGACGCGCCATTGAAAGTAGCGTCCGGTCACATTGATGTCTTGCAGATTGTACGCCGTGTTCCAGGCCGGCAGCGCATCACCCTTGAGAAATGAGGTAGTCTTGTAACGGTACTCAATCGTCTTGTAGAGTGGCGTCCCCGTCGTATCATCTGAGTCAATCACCGAGCGCCAGGGGTCCTCAGTCGCCTGCCACATCAGCCGCCGGATGTTATAACTCGCGCCCAAATCAATCACATCGAACAGCACTGTGCCGTTGGGTTGCCCCGCGTCCAACACGTAGTAACCGTCATCATCTATATGCACGTTGGTCAGCGTGGCGGCCTGACTCTCAGTGCTCAGCACATTGGTGTGGTGTCCCACGCGACCCCAGCCCATTTGTATACCTGTAGATGAGGCGGTTTTGAGGAGGGAAGCGGATTTTAGAAACAAATCGTTATATGTCTCATCCAGGAATTGTGGTAGGACATTCAGCGAATGGGCATCTTTACCAGTATATGTTTGCCACTCCCCAAAGGTTTTAAGAACCCATGCACCACTAATCCATGCATAGATGCTTCCATAGTAATCGTTGTAGTCTAGAGTGCCATAGTACGATGCCCAAGCATAGAATGGGCAGGACACAATGTTGTCTATAAATTGAATTGTGGACGATGCAGAAATATTAGCCATGTGCACCAAACAGTTAGAATCCCAAGTATTTCGTAGAATACTCTTGGTCCCAGTCTCAGATACCGGAAAGCCAACATTTTTGCAATTAGCAAAAACGCAATCAGTGACAACAGCCCCATACTCAAACGAAATACCACTATTATAAGCATCACTTGGAGGCAAGCTTCCACCAATAATATTATAAAACCTGCACCTCACCACTGTAGGAAATGGCAACCGCACAACTCTTCCACCAATACTATCCCGAAACCCTAGGTCGTACAATTTCATTCCTGGGGCATAGGTGCCATTAATCAGAGACCGGGCGTTCTCGCCATCCACAACTACATAGCCAAAACCCTGCAAGGTTAAACCGGTTTTGGTGGTACTAACAAACTCTTTGTAAACCCCTTCACCAATATTGATTGTGTCATCACTGGCAGAGGCCGTCACCGCCGCTCCGATAGTCGCCTTGGCCGTGGCCCAGGCCAGACCATCGTTAGCATCGTTTCCGGTGCTGATTGATACATACCAGGTCGCCATGCTATAGCTCCTCCAGGCGATGCTCGATGGAAGCTATCGCTCCCCAGCGCCGGTCATTAGCCGGATTTACGTAACTGAAGCGCCGAATCAGGCGCAAGGCCAATTTGGGATGAGTGAATATCTCCACAAGCAGACGCGATTTCGCCCCTGTCGTAACCTCTGTTTGCTCCGTCCTCACCCCAACTCTTAGAAGCTCTATTAGTCTGGCCGCCTTCTCAGGATATTCGCTGCTGAACCGTTGCCAAGCAACATCATCAAGTGGGAAGGTCAGCGATGTCTTGAGTTCCAAAAGGAATGTCACCACGGCAGGCGGAAGGGGATCGTCTGGCTTCTCCCAGACAATGTGCAGCGCCACCTCGCGCTCTCGATCCCAGCCGGAGAGCTTGAACTCGACGTTCGGATATTGCTTTTGTAGCCACGTCTTTAACTGCTGAGCTACAGTTCCCCAAGAGATTTCAGGCATCACTTATTCTCCAAACTCCACGTAGGAATCCGAATCCTCGATCACCACACTACTATCCGAAGCATCCAATTCTACCACCAGGAGGTCCGTCATATAGGGGATGCGGAGTAAAACTACAGCCAAGCTCCCCACCCCATGACTCGCCCCCACCAGCAACTTCATGAGGGAGACCAGAGCGCCTGCCGTGGCCTGACCGTGAGAGACCCCAGACAAACTGAGGAAGCTCTCAATAACCGCCGAGACTGTGGCCACGCCTGCCGAGGACCCCATGATCTGCAACAGGCATGAGAAGCTCCCTGTGACCGTGGCCACGCCCGCTGCGCTTCCGTGCAGAGAGCGACTGCGCAGGACAAGCCCACTGACCGTGGCCATCCCTGCCGAGCTCCCCGCCAAGGGTCTTAAAGCCCTCACAAGGGCTGAGACGATTGCAAGGCCGTCGCTGTCCCCGGCCAAGAAGACATCCTTGCCGAATACCCCGCTAACCGTGGCTTTGCCTGCTGAGGACCCCGCCAAGACCCAAAGACCTGTGATTAGACCCGTAACGGCTGCCACGCCATCGCTGCGCCCAATCAGTCCTCGGTCCCTAGTGATGCCCCCAGAGACCGCAGCCACGCCTGTACTGAGGCCCGCGAGGAGCTTGACCAGTGCCTCCAGCGCCCCCGCGACTGTGGCCACTCCCGCCGATGCGCCAACGAGTCCTCGTGTCCGCAGGATAGCCCCGCTCACTGCGGCTACCCCCGCGCTGGCCCCCGCAAGGCCCACCGTGGCGGTGTAGGTGACGAGAATATCGGAGTCGTAGATGCGCCCATAGTAGGCCAGTGCACCTCGTACCAGGTAGAACTTGACCTCCAGGGCAGCGACCTTAGTCCAATCCCAACCTCCTGATGGGGCATTGAGGGTCACATAGTTGCCCCAATCCGGCAGGATGCCATTATAGGAAGCGGTCCCTAGAAGCTCGCCTAAGCCGTCGGTATAGACTGCCCCATACACATAGTCCGTTTCGGCTTGGACGCGGCCCTTGATGCGCACCTGCACCTGGCTGATGGTCCCAGCCCCCGCCACACTCGACCCGCCGCCGAACAAGTAGTTCGAGTCCACGCCACCACTGGTCGACGTGACGGCATAGGTCGTGTTATCCGTGTCGAAGGCGTAGGCATCGCTCGTCCAAACGCTGTTCGGGTCACTGGAAGCATCATCCGACAGGTCGAAACGCCCACTGACTGTGGACATGACTAACCTCCTGGAAAGGTAGGGTTAGTCCTCGGTGATGTCGATGTCGCCCACCGCGAACTTGGCGGTGTCGCCGGTATTGATTGCCTTATCGACCGTCAACTCGCCCCAGTAGAGCAGGTTGTTGGCCCCACCGATGGCCGAGTCGAAGATGCCGAAGGCCGTCACCGTGCCCCAGTTCGCACCTGCGGTGGGGAAGGTGATCTCGATGTCATTGTCCTTGGCCCCAACCCCTGTCGATGGCCAAGTAACATCATCATTGTCCAACTCAACACGGGCATACAATGTCCCGCCCGCTTGCGTGACCTCTGTGCCGCCACCGGCATCAGTGGGGTCGACCGTGTACAGGGCTACGTAGACGTGGGCCGGAGGAGTCCAAGGCAACGCATCACCGCCCAACACGTGGTCCAGGATTGCGCACTCCAGATAATCAGATTTTGATCCTGCCATTTCCATTCTCCTTTATGCCGTTCAGTAGTCGGCGATAGTGGGCAAAGATGCCCACTGTCTGCGAACTCGCAATGCCCAAGAGCAAAAGGGCCGTAAAGATACCAAAGGCGTCAAAGATGAACCGTGGATCGCCTATATTGTGTTGCAAGATGCTGACCTTGTTCATCCCCTCCACCATCAGGCCCAAGGGGAAGAGGGTCAACAAGAGAGTCGTCCACGACTTCTCAGCGAGATAGAACCTCAGATACCAGATGAGGTTAAATGAGCTTAATAGGACTCGCAACCCCGCCATTCCTAGCCTTACACAGAACAGCATATCCACGGGTTTGTTCCCTCTCTTTCCGAGCGCCGTCCAAGACCTCTTGGCTGCTGCGTAAGATGCCCTTGACACTCTTGGCGCGCTTGTGGGATGTGAGTCCCATCCACACCAGAGCCAGAATCACACCCGTGACGGCGAAAGCGTAGCACCACTCCATCTTAGACTCCCTTCCGCCTACTTATACTCTTTTCCACTCGCTCCATTCGCACCCCGATCTCGGTGATGGTCTTGATGACCCCATCCACACGCTCATCATGGTTGGTGAGCGCCGTGCGCAGTTCACAGATCGACCCGATCATCTCCTTGATGGCAGCCACCTGAAGCTCCAGGGCCGAGGCCGTACTCTTGGTGTCCCGCCGGTCTCTCTCGAAGATGAATACCAGCAAGGCCCCTATCAGCATCCAGGGACCGTTGATCTTCAAGAACTGTTCGATCATGGCGGAGTCCATCCTCTCCCCCTGCTATGGGATCAGGGCTGCGCCGGAGCCGCCATACTTCTGGCGGACCTTCTCGCGCAACTGTTCGGCAAACATGAGGGTATTCTTGGGAATATTGCGAAAGGTCTCACGCTGCATGGCCAACTGATAGTCCGGCTCCAGGGACGCCTCCATTCCCCTCGTCTCCAGGTGGCGGGCCATGATGAGGTCGACCAATATCTCCAAGTCCTCAGTAGGGACGGTGTCGTAGCCGGTCCCTCCCACATTCAGCACGTGAGGACTGGCATAGCGAAAGTCCACATCAAGTCCAGACTCCCCCGGCTCTGGGAAGAGTTTGATGACCCGGCTGCCCCTCTCTGATTCCCACTGCCCCCTGGCAACCCTGTTCGCCGCCTCTTGGTTGATGTCGTCGATCACCTGATGGCTGGGGAAGTTATAGTCGTTAAGGCTGGCCGCCGAAGCAGGGGTAATGGCCTCGTCCTCATCCCAAATGTCCCCACCAGGGAACCACCAACAGTCGGCGACGAAGAGGCAGTCGTCAGGGAGATCATACTCATTCTGCTCTGCCACCGTGTCAAAGTCGTCGTCCACCATGACCGGATTCCAGCGACTATACTCCGTCACCCCCGCTGCAATCATCTTGCCCAACTGCGTGGTGGTGAAATCCTCTGTGGTCAGCCGGTCTCGGACCGCTGTTCTGATGTCCGTAAGCAGCATCTCGGCCTCCTGTGGCCCCTAGCTCCGACGACGCCTTCTGGCGCTGATCTTGCGCAAGGTGATAGCCAATCGTGCCCGCTTGCCCAGCTTGCCGCCCTTCTTGGCGGCTGCCCGCAAGCGAGCGATGGGGATTTTACGCCCCTTCTTGATCCGCAAGCTCTTGCGCAAAGCGCCTGGTCGCTTTATGGCCTTACGGATCCAACGTCTTGTTGCCATGTCATGTTCTCCCTCTTACAATCGCCCTCTGTTCCTCCCAACGCATGTAGAATTGATTCTGTCTCTCCTGCCTCTCGGCAGTCTTGTAGTGCCGAAGGATGAGGCTCTTAGGGACCTCCATGATTCTTGTGGGGTCTATCATTAGCTTTTCATGGAGCCGCCCCATAAAGCGCAACTTACTCCTGAACACTCGCACATGCCGCTCCCAGGTGGCCTTGCCGATCTCTTGGCCTCCCACCAGGTTGTGCCGCACGATACTCAGGCCATCCACTCCCTTGATCTCCCCTGCCGAGGTAAAGCCATGCAGATAGGTGAGAAGCTCCATCGTGGGCCACTCATCGGCATCGAGATGGAGAATCCAGGGCAGCATGGCTCGTTCCAAAGCAAAGTTCCTCGCCGCCCCAAAATCCCCGTTCAGGTCATAAGTATAGACCCTCCGGGTGAACTCTCTAGCCACCGCCACCGTCCCATCCAGGGACCCGGTATCCACGATGACCATCTCGCCTACATAGGGAGTCACATGCGCCAAGAGTTTGCCCAGAAGTTCCTCCTCATCCTTGACAATCAAGTGCAGAGAGAGAGCACTCATGCTTGGGCCTCCCGGGGATGCCAAACGCCATCCACTATACGCCCTCGGAACCGCACCCCCTGGTTATTGCGCTCCCCTTCCTTCTCCAACCGTCCCCAGAGGTATCTCCTCTCCCCGCCGTAGTAGTCCATGAAGAGGACAAAGTGGATGAAGCGATCCTTCCACTCCCCCAAGCGCATCAGCCTGGCCCCTTCCGCATACTCATCGGGATAGTAGACCGAGGGGACGCTGAACCATACTCTGGGAGCGCAGGCCAGCATCGCCTGAAAGACGAGCCTGGCCTCGGTATCGTGAAGCTGCTGCAATACCCCCTGGCTGATAACCAACTCCGGCTGAGGGATACCCAAGTCCTTGAGTATATTGAATCTGACCCCCAGGAGTTCGTATTGCGCCAACTTGTAGTCGCAACCCGATGCCTTGATCTTGGCCGCCGTCGCCTCCAGGGTCCCGGGCTTGACGATGCCATAGACATCGAAACCCATGTCCTTGAGGGCTACATACGCCATGCCATCGCCAACTCCCAGGTCGAGCACCACGGCCCCATGTCTGAGGTCTTTGGTGGCCATTTCGTAGAATGGCTTGTGAGTCTGCATGTTGCCCTTAGTGATCGCCTCGCCATAGGACACCACAGGGCGTCTGATGCTCTCCGGCGTCACGCCCTCGATGACGGTCTTGAGCTTGGCCCCAGCCGCCTCGTTGCCCCAGGTGCGCAGAAACCACTCCGCCCCCTTGAGGCCCTTGGCATACGCCTCCTCGCGGTGTTCCACCATCCAGCGCATGGTCTCGATGGTCGCATCCTCATCGTAGAGTCTCCAGTTGCCGCCCAGGGGACTGGGCTCTTCGCGCCCCACGGGGATGGGCCAGTTATACCGCTTGTTGGCCACGTCCTCCATGCCCGTGCAATCGGTGAAGATCGTCGGCAGGCCCGTGGACATCGCCTCTCTCGGCGGCATCCCGAAGCCCTCGCCCTTGGTCAAGAAGAGCATGGCGTCGGCCCCCACAAGCCACTCATAAACCTGCTGCGGCAGCCAGTCGGCGGGCGCGCCTGGGGTGGCGGTATCGATGATCTTGATGCGCGGATCATCGAGCTTGCCCGGCAATTGATTCTGCCCCCAGCCAAAGACCCCCAGACGGGTCTTGAACTCCATTCTCACCTGCGGATAGTGGTCTATTGGAAACGCCTTCTTGAAGGTCTCGATGGTCTCCAAGGGGGCTTTCCGCCCGCTCAGGGTCCCATACGTGATGAAGGTGAAGGTCTCCTTGGGCTGCCTCAAGACGGGCTGACAGTAGATCGGGTTCACCGCCAGAGGTGAGACCACCACCGGCACATGAACGAACGCCTCAAACACCCTCTTGCAGTAGGCCGTGGGCACGACCAACATATCTACTTGCTGGCAATCATGCGCCCATTCAGGGTGAATCTTCAAGGGATCATCGGCCTCGTACATGGTCAGGCCGATGCGGTAGGGCGTGGGGAGCTTGCGAAACTCCCCTGGCGTGGCCATACAAAGGCCCACGCGACAGATGCCGGGGATCGGCTCCCTGAGCATCTGCACCGTCTCCGGCAGCAGCCCGTCCGTGCTGACAAACCAACACTGCTGGATGTAGAGCTTCATCCCCTGACGGATCAGGGCATGAACCATATTCTCCGCAGCGGTGGCATAGCCATCGCCCAAGGAGAAGGGACTCATCCAGTGCAGGTGCGTGCCGTCGGCGGTCTTCCAGAGTAAATCGCGCTCATCGCCCTCGAACTGTATCTCAAGCAGGCGATGCTTGTAGCCAAACATCGCCTGCTGTAGAGACAGGTCTCTGGGCACATTGTACCAAATGCCCGGGCTCGCCTGAAAACTCGGCGAGCCGAAGACCTGGATCACTCCGGTCCCGTTTCTGACTCTCATCGTGGTCCCCTTTCGATGGAATTAGACAACGGAGATGCGAGCGAACATCGCTGGTTGGCACAAGAGCTTGGCATTCCTTGTGCGCACGTTCTGGGTCCACTTATCCGTGTTGATGATGGCCCCAGGAAGGTCCGGGTCGTCATACGGGAGCATCTCCCCGTACTGCCGGGGCATGGGCATCAAGGGCACGTAGGGAGCCCAGATGTAGCCCGTGTCCGTTTGGCTACGAGGATAGAAGCCCATGACGCCATCTCTGACCCCCAGGTAGGGGGTCTGGAACACATCCCATCTCCTGGAGATGTTGCCCATGAACTGCACACCACTCTCCATCGTTGACGGCGATTCTCTCTCACTCGGCGTCGAAGACCACATCTTGGCCTTGTCCAGATACCCAGCGAGCGTGGCTCCGCAGAGGACATAATCCGCTCGGCGATAACGCTGCGCGTAGAGCAGATTGTCCGCGTCCACCAGGGCATGGAAAAGGGTCTGATAGTGGTCGGTGAGGCTATAGGTTGCCCCAGCCGGAAGTGCATCATCCCAGGTCACATTGCCTGCGGCTGCGCCGGCCCAAATCTCGGCGATGACGATCTGCTCCAACTCGCGCAGGATTTCCTGGCCCATATCATCCAGTAGCTCCTGCCCCACGTCGATACCCAGAGCGCCCATCGCGTCCTCTTGCACCTCGGTACTCCACGTGGCATTGAGGATGCGCTTCAGCGCGGACACCGACTGACTGGTGATTTCCATCCGCAGCCGCTTGGGGACGGAGTTCTCCACGCCCACGGCATAGTCCGAGTCGGCCAAGGTCACGTTGGTCTCCGGCGTCACGTCCTCACGATAGGTGTGCTTCCAGAACACACTCATGGTTCCACCCGAAGTAGCCGGCATGGGCTGCACACCCGCGATGCGGTTCATAATCAGCGCCGGCCACACCGCTCTGATGACGGGCAGGGTGTACTTCACCGGCAAACTGATGTCTGTCTTCACCGTGGCCTCGAACATGCTGCGAGGCGGGGGGTTGAACTTCGTCTGGTTCTCGAACATCATGGCCATCATGGGCCACATCTTGGCCGGGATGGGCTTCAAGGGATGTTCCTTCGTGCCCTCGCCAAGATACCAAGACCACTTCCCGACGAGTCGTGCGACCTCAGCCCTCTGTTCATCGGCCAGAGATCGCCACTCCTTATCGTAGATAGTGGCCAGTGCCTCTTGCAAAAACTGGTCCATTTTCCTACTACTCCTTTTGATTTCTATAGGGTTTTGTTATTCCAGTGCCAAGGGCCGCTAAAGACGGCCCAAGATCTCTTCCTACACTTGGTAGGTGAGTCTAATACTTGGGGACTAACGGGCGGAATGACGGTAAAGTTCCTCCGCCTCTTGCTCCGTGAATCCCTCCGGCACATCCTCTGTGTGGCTGCCAGGGTCCCCCACATCGGACTGCCCCTCGCCAGGGGCCGTCTTGCCCTTTGCGGAACCCTTGCCACCACCGCCTTCGCCCTGAATCTCCAAAGCCAATTGCGTCAGAGCCGCCTCGCGGGCTTCCTTCAGCACGACCTCAAGCTCCTCCGGCTTGGGATTCCGCTTGGCCAACTCCGCATAGATGGTCTTGCCCAAGGGGGTCTCCGCTGCCTGTCGCAGCTTCGCCTCGGCCTCCAGGCCCGCGATCTTGGTCGTCGCGGCCTCAAGGCTCGTGGTCAACTGCGTCACCTGCGCCTGAGCCGCCGTCAGATCGGTCTTGGTCGTCCCCACCTCGGCAACCTGCGCCTTCAGTTGGGTGATCTGTGCATTGGCCGCCTCAAGCAAGGCAGTCACGTGAGCATTTAGGAGATCAGGGACCTTGGCCTTCAACTCCTCAAGTGTCACCTTGTCCCATTCCATGTTTTCGTCCTCCTCTGTTGAGTCGGATGAGTCCGACTCTTGTTCTGCGGCCCAGTGAGGGGCCGATTCCAAAACTCCTGTCATCCCCGCTCCGGGGATACCGGCCTCATCACAGAAGTCTATCCCGATGATAAAGCCGTCAAGCAACTCATCGATATATTCCTCTGGTGTTTCCTCCTCCTTACCTGGCTCTGGGTCTTGTAACCGACGGGTTTCATATTTTGGATCGGCAATCCTCACCGAAGTCTCACCAACGATGCCGTCGAAGATCAGTTGGATTTGGTCTCTCCCCTTCGCTGTAGGGGAGATGAATCCCTCATACTGAATCTCGTCAGCCTCGCGCCAGACTTTGGCGATCTTACCGATGGGGCTCTCTGAGGGTAGGCTAAAGAAGCCGCCAAAGGCGGCCCCGTGGGTGTTGTAGATCGTGACCGTGTGACCGAGACCCATGAAGTCCTTGGTGCGCGACATGGCCCGGTCATTGAACTCGGGCGAGTAGTACCGCTGCCAGAAGGTCCCCTGTTGGGAAATCGCATAGTCCACCAGGGATACGCCCTTGAAGCGCAACCCCTGGGCCAAGGACCCCTCTAGGGTCTGCCCCTCACAGATGACGATCTTAGAGCGCGTAGGGGCCAGGGGCAGGGCATAGATGATGTCCGCCTCGGTCATACTCTCCTTGGTCTTGCTCTTGTGCCACTTCTTGTCCCGGCCCTGCCTATAACCCGCCTTGCGGAGTTCTTTAATCATCACCCCGTAAGCCTGGCGATAGGCGGAGCTCTCATCTCCCCCCCGGTCCATGACCGAGTTGAAGACATTGATGAAGATGTTGGCATACTTCTGCGGGATGCCCTTGTCCTTGAGCGGATCGGGCATTGTCCCTTTCGTATACGGCATATCTACTTCCCTCTCTTTCGCTTGTTACCCCGCGCCGGCTCCTCCTCTGGCTCTTCCTCATCGGGAGGGGCAGCCTGAGCCGGGGGCCTGGAAACCGGCTCAGGCTGCTTGGGGGAAGCACGCGGTTTATAGTTCTCGATCTCCTCTGGGGAGAGTTTGAGCCGCTTCTTCAGGAACCACTGGGGATCAAAGATTCCCAGGGCGTCCATCGTCTGCGCGGCCATTGTGTTGTTCAGGAAGGTCTGGCTATCGGTAAACTCATCCGTTGTGGCCGGGTTCTCCCAGCGGATATTCGGCTTCACCTTGCGCCAATCGAGGCCCCGCAGGGCCAGTTCCATGCGAATGAGATAGATGATGAACTCGCTCATAAGAGACTGGATACGCCGCACGGTGCGGCTGAAACGCCTGTCCTGCCACTCCAAGGTGGCCTTGGCGTTGATGTCCTTCTCCAGCCCCAGGTGGGCGCGAGGGACTCCCGTGCCGCTGACGAACTTATCCCTGAAGTATTCGATGGCGGTGATGTTCGTGAAGCCCGTGTTGGTCGTGTCCAAGACCTTGACATCGTTGAGGGACTCCTCCCACCGCCCGCCAAAAGAGTTGCGTTGCTGGCCGATAGCGATGTCCTTGGCGACGACCATGTGCAGGAAGCCCTTGGTCTTGGCCGTCAGGGACCTGGTGGTTAGCTCCTTCATGAAGGTCTTGATGTAAAGTTGGGCCTCCTTCTCCGTCTTCCCCGTCACGTCCAGCTTGAACAGCAAACGGGTGAAGGCCCTGGTCAGCCAGTTGATGACTAGCGATTCCTCCATCGCAATGAGCTTCTTCCAGGCTGGTCTAGCTGCCATCAAGAGGGGCCGCCCATACTTGCTCTTCTCGGGGCGATTCCACCTGATGTGGATGATCTGCCAGGGGAGAAAGCCGGCGATGAGGTTCGTGGTCCCTGGGTCATATTGCTCGAAGGCCCACTTGCCCCGCTCCTCGCCGGTCATCAGTTGGCCGTACTCATCCTCATTGCGCCGCATGGAGTCGGGGGGCATATAGATGAGGCGATAGATGCGGTTATCATCCCCCACGACGACCTGTTGAAAGTTGTCCCCGTACTTGATGGTGTCGCGGGTGATGGAATAGATGTTCTGGCGAAGGTCGATGCGCTCGATGAACTCCTCGATGATGTTGCGCGCCTGCCGTGATGCCTTGCCGTCGTAGCTCACGGTGAAGTAGGAGATGCCGCCGTCCTCTGAGTTTACCGCGTTATCGGCAAGGATGTCTAGGGCCCGCTCGCCCTCGGTCATGGTGTCGTCGATCTCGTCCATGTCCTCATAGACATCGATGCGCTTAGTGGACATCTCGGGGAAAAGCAAGGAAAGAGGACCTGCGTCGGTACTCGCTACGCCCGTAACCGAGGTTTCTTTTGGCTCGGGCTCTTGGGGCCAATCCGCCTTAGCCAGTCTCTTGCCGATGGCGGAGATGGCTCTCGATAGGGGACTGCGCCGCGT